CGCTAACGAGACGTTCCTTAACGTCATCGACCGGCTCAACAAGATCAAGGATCCCGCCGAGAAGGCTCGTGTGGCCACCCAACTGTTGGGTAAGGGCTGGCGGGACATGTCCAACCTGATCGCCCTGGGCTCCGACGATCTTCGCAAGTCGCTGGCCTCCGTGTCGGACGCTAAGACGATCAGCCCGCAGGAGGCCGAGAAGGCCCGCAAATTTCGCGACAACATGGACAATCTCAAGGACACCATTGAGGATCTGTCGTTGCAGATTGGCGAAACACTTGTGCCAGCCCTCTCGACGGCCGTGGAGCAGATCAACAAACTGCAACTTCCGACCATTGGCGGCGGCTTCCTAAAATCCTTTTTCGGTGGCCCAACCGACAAGGTGGCTGGCCAGATGCAAATGGTCAGCGGCCTGCTACAAGTTTTCGGTGTCAACCTTGAGGACGCTGGCGACAAAGACCCGTTGATTACTGAAGAAGAAATCAACAACATGCAGATGGCGGCCACCGAACTCGACAAGTTCAACCAAGCCGCCCTTAATCAGATCAAGTACGCCCGACTAAAGCCGTTCAAGGAAATGTCGACTGGGGCCGAGCAACTGGCCACCGAACTGGACAACATCAACGAAGCGTGGGACAGGCTCGTAGGCAACCTGAACATGACCGTGGAATTTGATCGGGCACAACAAGAACTGGTCGCCCTCGAGGAGGCCGCCGCCAAAGCCTTCGCCACTGGAGCCGACTCCGACATAGCGAAGTACAACGTGGAGGCCGCCAACTTCGCAAACACACTCGCCCTTATTGCCGAAGGGTTGGGCAAGGTCGCCAGCCGCGAAATCAAGATCCGGTTCAACGCTGAAGGCCCCGGGGCCGCCCTTGCTTTGGCCGCTTGGTATCGCTCGGGTGCCGAACTGTCCGGGCTGAACGCCAGCCAACTACTCGGTGCGGCCGGACTGTCCATACCGGGCTTGGCTACTGGTGGCGTGGCGTCTGCCGGTGGCACCTATCTGGTTGGTGAGCGTGGGCCCGAACTGTTGACCATGGGTGCCCGATCCGGGTACGTCACCCCCAACCACGCTTTAGGTGGCGGAGGCCCGATCAACATCAACGTAAACGGTGCCGACCCCAACGAGGTCGTGCGTGCCCTTCAAGCGTACGTTCGCCAGTCCGGCCCCGTGCCGGTGACCACACGGCCCACCTGATGCCCAAACTGTCGTGGACTGTCGGCATCAAGCCGTTCATAGGTGCAACCACCTATTACACCGACTATGTGCTGTCGTTGTCGTACATGAACGGCCGCAAATCGTATTTGGACGAATTCACCGGCAACAGCCTCCGTGTCACGCTTGACAACCAAACCAACATTGCCCAATACTTCACGTTCGGTGCCCAACTCACATTAAACGATGATCTTTCGTTCATCGTGACAGGCGTGGAATTTGACGACTACCCGGGCAACACCGGCATGTCTACCTGCACCGTCACAGCCTCGGACTACCTGCAAGCCTCGGGCCGTACAGTCGGCTACTACACGGTGGCCCTGACAGCCGCCAAAGCCCTCGCCCAGGTCAAAACCTTGTACGACACATTTGGTGACACCAACATCGTGCGTTACGGTGGATCAGCCGATGCAGACGCATACAACTACAACGGCACCTTGCTTCAACGCTTCCAACAATCCCTGACACTCGAAGCGTCTGGGGCGGTGCAACTGTACGACGCAAACGTGGTGGTGTCCGGCCGCGAACAAAACAACGGCACCTATTTCCGCACCACCTTTACCCGGGCCACCTCCACCGGCACAAACGTGTCCTACCGCGACATTGTGCGAGATCGAGCAGACCTCAAATTTGCCAACCAAATCACCGTGCAATCACCCACCGACCCAGACGTAACCGCGTTTGATAGTGCGTCACAAAGCCTTTACGGCATCTATGCGGACAGCCTGTCAATCGTCGACACGACCGTGGACGGTGCCACCGGCCTCGCCCAATGGACAGCCAACACCCGCTCCGATCCCGCCCAACAAACGTTTGTTATTGATGTGGTGGACACATCCCAAACACAAGATGCCCTTGACCGGATTCTAACCATTTGGGCCGATGACACTGCCCAAGCCAAGGTGCACGACCTTGTGTATCGGGTGCCGGGAGCCGGAGCCGACACCACCGAGACCGTGTTCCTTGAGGGTACCCAGATCAACGTGACACCGGCTCAAACACGCTTGACCTATTACTTCAGCCCGTTCACCCTTTACCAGTTCTTCCTACTCAACAACTCAACGCAGGGTATTCTGGATACCAGCAGACTCGGATGGTGAACTAATGGCAACACTCGGAACATTCACGGCAGGACAAATCCTGACAGCCGCCGAACTCAACGCCATCGGCACGTTCACGTCGTTTACCCCGTCATGGACGAACATTACGCCCGGCACCGGAGCATCCAACACCGGGCAATACTGCATCTTGAACAAGATCATGTACTTGCGAACCAAGTACGTGCTCGGCACCGGAGGAAGCCTGACCGGCACCCCAACGTTCACATTGCCAGCATCAGCAAGCCTCGCCGGAAGCCCGACCATGCTGTGGATCCCGAGCCTTATGGGGGCCGTGATCGACTCAGGCGTTCAGTCGTACAGCATTGTCAGCCTCCAAGCGAGCACCACGACCATCCAGCCGTACGTCCAGACCGCCTCCGGCACATACCTCACCAACACAACCGCCGTGTCCGGCACCGTCCCATTCACGTTCGGCGTGAACGACTACATCGAACTTTACGGATGGGTACAGATCGCATGATTACCGCACAATGCACCAACACCGATTGTCGCGAACACGGCACCGCCTACAACCTTGAAGGGCCAGACCGGCCCGTCGAGTGCGGCTACTGTGCCCAGCCTTGCACCACCTCCGACGAGCGACCTGACCCCGAGATGCCATGAAACTGCCCGTTGCTATCGTTGCCCTAACGGCCGTCCTGATCTGGTGGATCTTCGCATGAGCATCAACCCGTCCAAAGCCCTGATCGCCCTCGTGGCGTTGATCTGCATGACCGTGCTACTGGCCGTCAAAGCCATCGAGACCGACCAAGGCCTGCCGATCATCACCATGATTGTCGGATACTCGGTAGGTAACGGCATGGCCGCCCTGACCGGCAAACCAGTTGACCCGATCATCAAAAAGAAAGATCCCAAGTGATCGCCTCCACCATTACCGTCACCACCAGCCCCACCGTGCTCGTGGCCGCCACCGCCAACGCCACCCGCACCATCTACATCGAACCAGTCGGCAGCGACATTCATGTGGGCGGGTCGGCCGTCAGCACCACCACCGGGCTGGTGACCAAGAAAGATCAAATCTCCACCTACCTGCTCCCCCCGCTCAATGCCCTGTACGGCATCACCAACACCGGGACGGTGACCATTCGCATCCTGCTACCCGAGGGCGACTACTAATGGCCCAAGCCACCAAATTCAAGTCGTGGCAAAAGATGGGGGAACCGGCCGCCCCGTACGTCACGAAGTCCCCCAACCTCGTGCAGATCCACGCCTACTGTCGGGACACTTGGAAGATGACCAACCTTGGCATCTACAACCGGCGACCCATCCGAGGCGGCACCGTCTGGTCGTCCCACGCCTTCGGGGCCGCACTTGACCTCGGCTACACCGACCGGGCACAACTTGAGTGGATCATTTTGCCGTGGCTCATCAACCACAGCCGCGAACTCGGCATCCAACGCATCCACGACTACACCGGCAAACGCTATTGGCAGGCCGGTAAAGGCATGGTGCCACGCTCCCCGGGCCTCGGTGGCCTGTGGATCCATGTGGAAACCCATGTGGACGACTGGGGAAACTCGACACCCGTAAAGGCACGTCTGTCCACATGACGTGACAAACCGGCCTTGAGTCGGTAAACATTCCCCCGACCTCGGAAACCCGACTCAGGAGGAACCATGAAACCCAAGAACCTGTTAGTGCTATTTGTTGGTCTGCTTGTCAGCCTGACAGTCGCCGGTTTGATCGTGTCGCGGATCGTGAGCCCACCGGCCCCGCAAACCAGCCCGGCAGTGGTCACCCCGCCACCGGCCCCCACCATCGTGATCGCCCCTGTACCTTCGGCTCCGGCGACCACCACCAGCACCACGTCAGAAGCCCCTAAAACGGCCCATGACGCCCTCCAAGCCGATCTGGGCACACTCATGGCACCGGACACGCCATGCCAAATCTGGGCTCCACTCGTGCTCGAGGTCGGCTGGCCGGAGGAGGAGCTGGTGAACGTGCTGGAGGAGATGTGGCAGGAATCCCGATGCCTCAACATCGTCCCCGGACATCCGAACTGGAACGGTGGCGACCACGGCCCCATGCAAATCAATCAGGTGTGGAAGGAAGAAACCGCGAACCTGTTCGGCTCATGGGAGGCGATCAACGACCCCACCGTGAACCTCGCCATGGCCCTCGAGATCTGGCGTTGGCATGACGCACACCGTGGCTGTGGCTGGGAGCCGTGGAGCCGTCCGTGCTAAACGTCGACCGACCCGACTGGATGATGAAAGGTGCATGCGTCGGCGAACCGGCAGACCTGTTCTTCCCCGGGCCCGGCAGGGACGGTGCCGTCAAAACCAAAAAAGCCAAACAAATCTGCCGAGAATGCCCGGTCGTGAACGACTGCATCATGTACGCCATGACGTTCGCCCCCCGCTCCCTGATCGGGATCTGGGGTGGCACCACGGAACGCGAACGCACCCGAATACACAAATCCACCACAGGCCTTGTGTACAGTGGCCGCACAACCCGACAATAAGGAGTACCGATGCCCGACAACATCGACCCGCTGGCCCATGTGATCCGTGAAGCCACGGCCGCCATGGAGGAAGCCACCCACAGCATTCAAGCGATGGTGGCCGAGATTGAGCGTCTGCGTGAAGACCGTGCCCAACTGCGACGTGCCCTCCACGAAACCGCCTACTGCCTGAACAGCCTTGAAGTGTTGCCGTCCGCAATGACGAAGACCACGGCCGACACCATCGTGCAACTGAACCTCGGAGGCTTCAATGACTGACCCGCTCGGCAACGCAGTCGGCGTTGGCTGCCACAACTGCCGACACGAACAGAACGACGACACATGCACCATCCGCTTGTTGTTGTGGGACGACCACGAACGCACACCAGACGATCACGGCCGTTACGTTGCCCGGCTTCGTGACTACTGCCCTGATTGGCACTCACGTTTCGTGGACGGCTTTACGGTGCAAAACCTTCGGGCTAACGCAAGGAGTTACGCATGATTGACAGGAACGTGCTCGAGCGGCCGCGGGCCGGTGCCTGTTGCCGTTGTGGTGCACCGCTTGCCGGTGACGACATCTTCCACTGGTCACCCGGATCGTGGAGCGTCTGGTGCTTCAAGTGCTACAAGGCCGAACACTTCCACAACCTCGTCAGGATCCAACAGCGTGCGGAGGATCGACGTGGGCTTTGATCTGTCAACGTACGCCACCGTGGAGGAGCGTCTGGCCCTGTTCTGGGCTGCGAACCCTGACGGCCGAATCTTCACCGAACTTGTCCGCATGGACGACCACGCATGCCTGTTCCGTGCCGAGGTGTACCGCCATCGAGACGACCAGCACCCCACCGCCACCGGCTTCGCCTACGAGGAAAAGTCTGACCGTGGGGTGAACGCCACGTCATGGGTAGAAAATTGTGAGACTTCGGCCGCAGGAAGGTGCCTTGCAAATTGGGTGTATCAGGCTGGCAAACGCCCCTCGAGGGAGGAGATGGGCAAAGTGCAACGCATGGGTGGTGCACCGGCCGCGTCCGGTGACGGCCCATCAGACGCACAAATCAAACTGTTGCGGTCGTTGAAGTATGAAGGCGACCCTCGAGCGTTGTCACGGCGTGAAGCATCCGCCGAAATTGACCGGCTCAAGACGGAGCACCCGTTCTGATGCCCACCACCCGACTGTCACCCGAAGAACTGAACATGGCGGCCACCGTGGGTGTGCGTCGACGCATCGAGTCCATCGGCCGCTATCAGGACACCACCGACCGTGTGGGTCGCACCGGCTGGGAGGACGACATACAGGGAGCAATCGCTGAATACGCCTGCTCCAAGTATCTGCGTCTGCCATGGACAGGCATTACAGCTCACCGCGATGATTTGCCCGGCATTGACGTGAAGTCAACCCGTGTCCCGGACAGCCCGCTTCGCCTGATCGACGGCTACAAACACATCTTCGTGCACGCCTACGTCAACCACGACGAAGTGACGTTGCACGGCTGGGCCCGTGTGGAGGACGCACTGACCGCCAATGCACCGTTCTTCATTGACCGAAAAAAGCGACGTGTGTACGAACTACCGATCATTGAACTGATGCCAATGACTGCCCTGCGGGATTGGTCAGCAAAGAACCACCGCCATGACTGAAGCCGAGTTCCAGTCGGCCGTGATCGAGGTGGCCCGTCTGCGTGGCTGGCTGGTCATGCACCAGCGTCCCGCACAGATCCGACCCGGACGGTGGGCCACCGCAATCCAAGGGGACGCAGGCTTCCCCGATTTGGTGTTGGCTCGACCTCGCTTGGGGGAGCTGGTGTTCGCGGAGTTGAAGCGTGAGAAGGGCCGAGTGTCCGTCATGCAAAAAGTGTGGCTCCGCACGTTGGCGGCCACAGGGGCTGAGGCTTACCTGTGGTACCCGTC